GAGAAAACCGGGCAGATTTGATAATCAAATCTAGTACTACTATACCTAACAGTAATACATTTCAGATTTTAAATAGAACACTTAGCCATCCTGAATATGCTACATTTAAGCAATATTCAATCAATCAACTATACACCCTGATATATCAGTGGGAACTATTGGCACCCACTTATAACAATTTGGTGAGTCAAGGACTGAATACAATATCACCCGATATTCTCTCAAAATTTAATACCCAAAATATATATAATACATACAGTGGGGTGTTTAGTTATATTAAACGAAGCACTGGCTGGGAATACATTCCTAATGGTAATATAAATTTCTGCACGCCTAAAAATGATAAATGCTTTACCTATATCGACCCCAACACATATTACACTGGAACTGATTGTGCAAGTAAATTGACTTATGAACTAGCGGGATGTAATGGTATATATTACCTATCTCGGTCTGCTGAATTGGAATCATATATAGGGAAATATATAGATGCAATTATCAAAGGGCAGAATGTTAAGTGTTTGGTTAATTATATACAGCCTCGGCAAGTATATGATAATGAGAATATATTGTTTGGTACTGCGCTATCCATTCTTAAGGAATCTATATATCAGGATGGTTGTTCACCCCCTGTGCCTATTCCGCCTACTACCACACCGGCACCATATGTTCCACCACCTTACGAATTATATGAGGGTTATGATGCATGTCCATCTGATCCTAGATCATTACTGCGGATATATACTCAAGAAGGATACTATCTAGATGATTCTCCGATAGCTTATTTGAATGCATCGTTGACCACCAAATTAATCAGCGGGGTATATGTGGAGGGAATCAGAAAATATATAACTGATGGACTAGGTGTATTGACATACGATGAGGATTGTGCTACAACGACCACTACAACGACCACAAGCACCACACCAATGCCAACGACCACATTGATGCCTACAACGTCTACAACCACGTCTACGTCTACAACAACGACCACAGTGGTTCCCACAACGTCAACCACGTCTACGTCCACTTCTACTACCATTGGGCCAACCTCATCCACTACTAATCCTCCTACATCTACCACTAACCCACCACCCCCTCCTTAATTGATATTGCACTTATGAATAGCTATTCGTAAATATCCGATATGAAACAATTAACGATTGGTATGGCAGTGTATGATGATTTCGATGGCGTTTATTTCACTGTACAAGCACTACGTATATATCAGGGTTGTAATAATCAACAATTTGAATTGATAGTTGTTGATAATAATCCTGATTCTGCTCATGGTAAAGCGATCAAACATTTCATAGAAGGCTATGCTAATAAAAACATATCTGCTAGATATGTTCCATATAAAGATAAGACTGGCACATCTACGAGAAATGAAATTTTCAGATTAGCACAGGGTATATACACTTTATGCTTGGATTGCCATGTTATGTTGGAACCTGATGGGATTAAACATTTGCTACAGTATTACGCACAAAATCCGAACACTAAAAATTTAATACAAGGACCATTATGGGATGATAGTTTACAAGGATATTCAACACAATTTGATCCTGTATGGCGAGATGGTATGTTTGGTATTTGGGGGTCAAATCATATGGCAATGTTGATAGGTGAGCCATTTGAAATACCATCTCAAGGATTAGGATTATTCTCTTGTAAAACATCTGAATGGTTGGGTTTCAATCCGTTATTCCGTGGATTTGGAGGCGAAGAGGGATATATACACGAAAAATTCCGCCAAAATGGAGCCAAATGTATATGCCTTCCTAATTTAAAATGGAATCACCGTTTTGGTAGACCAAACGGGTTGCCCTATACCAACGATCTAAAGGATAGAGTATGGAATTATTTCGTAGGATGGCTAGAAATATATAAAGACCCTAACCATCCTTTTATCAAAAGTATATATGACCATTTTTCCTCCCGCTTAACGGCTGAACAATTGAATTCAATATATGCAGATGCCATACAAACCTTATAAGCATATAATATTAGTCACCGGTTTACCTGGATCGGGTAAAACCTTTTATAGTAAAATACTAAACAGTATTTTACCTGATTCTTGTCACCTAAATGCTGATATTATACGAGCAAATGCGAATGATTGGGATTTCAGTATAGAAGGACGGATACGCCAAGCACATCGTATGAAAGATTTAGCTGGTAAATCTACCAATTCTATAGTATTGTTGGATTTCATATGTCCTACTGTCGAATTAAGAAAAATCATACAACCGGATGTAATTTTCTATATAAAAAGACCAGGAGATGAACGATATCCTGACACCAACTCGTTATACGAGCCTCCCACGATGGAAGAAGCCTCGTACTTTTTCACAATATCATGAATATATCTTGCGTAATGACCACCTATGGTAGATTTGAATGTGTGGAGCGATCTATACAATTCTTTTTAAACCAGCATACAACTGCCACCACAGAGTTGATTATATATAATACTGCTGTGAGATTCCCTCTAGTATTGGGAGATGATTTCAAGAACATATCCAATATAAAAATAATCAATAATAATACAGATTATCTAACTGGAACAGAGTATAATAATTTGGGTAGTATTCGACGGGATGCTATGACTCATGCAACTGGAACATATTATATATGCTGGGATGATGATGATATATTTTTACCATGGAACATACAGCAATGTTGGGATGGTATAAATCGCCACTCTGATTATCTAGCATGGAAACCTGTTAAAAGTATGTGGTGGGCCGGTGCACCCGATGATCTACCGGAAATTGCAGGAAATGTCATGGAAGCCAGCATTATTTCGCATACTGACACCATACGAAATATAGGTTATATTCCTCATCCTGGCGGAGGGGAACATTTATCTTGGTATGAATACCTATCCAAACATGATAAAATAAAGATAGACGATGACAGCATACCAGCATATTGTTTCAATTGGCATGATCAAGGACTCATGAGAGGACATAAACAAAGTGGAACAATCAACCGCCCTGATAATTTCCAATATCATAAACAGAACACTCTCAACTTTTCAACCAGACCCTTACAATTCTATCCTTCCGAAAAAATCCAGGCAATCTATAATCTACACTTACCTCCAATTTTACAGTTGAAATCCAAACAACATCTAATAGATAGATATATTAAGTTATGATATACTATGTATGCAGTTATGGGGGATGTGGTAGTTGGATGATGTGTAATTTTCTGACCAATTTAGGTCATACGGCGTATCATATACATAGTAGATTTCCACCAAAAGTGTTATGTAAGCCTTTTTTTGATGCAGATGGTAAACCCCACGAACAATTCAGTTCTATACCGGAGTTGGAGCCTGCAAAAGTCATATATCTATATTCTAAACCAGAACACTCCATAGCATCCCGTGCATCATTTGGAGATGTTCATTGGAGAAACATCGGAGTACATGCACAGGTGATTAAACAATTGGGCGATATATCCAGGGATCAACTGTTGGCTATTCCGACAGATATAATTCAATATGAACAATTCTTTGATAACTATGTTAATACATCATATGCATATGATATCATATGCATAAATTATCATAAAATATGGGATAATATTCCAGATGTATTGTTTCATCTGGATATCAATCCCCAATATGCATCTAGTTTCCCCTGTATAAACAAACAGAGCTTTGATCGAGTATTGATCAAAGCTCCTCAATTTAATTCCCTTAATAAAAAGATCGACAAATTAGAACCGATATTTATCAACTCATCAGTTTAATTCTAGTTTTTTAGGCTGTGGTAGATCAGGGTTTTCACCTATTGCTGCGATATTCTTAGTAACAAAACGCACATAGGTATGCACACCTTGGGATGTAATGATGTGTATTACCCCTGCATTTTTAGACCAGGAGAAATTCGACACGGTTCCGCTGTCTTTCAGAACGCCTGTGCCATCGCGAGCGAATCTATACAATGATCGATTCTCTCTTTTCCAGGTTTTATTAATAAAAAAGTCAGTCTTCAACACATCTGCATCAGGGTCTATGCTGATTAGATAGTCATAGACATTTCTAGCAGACGCCATATTACCCTTGTCGGCAAAATCTTTGATTAGTCGTTTGACTTCTTGCTTAAATGCTAGGGATTTGGCCAAATCTACTGAGGAATATTTCTCTGATATGGTGGTATTCAATTCCGCAGGAGGAATTGTTGGAGGTACTTGCTGGGCCAAACTAGACACCGCAAATATTGTACTTAATAATAGTATAGATATAACTTTTTTCATACTATATGATAATCCTTCCCTTTGGGAAGTCAAGAGAAAAGATAAGTACAAGTGTATATGTCCAACATTTTCGCAGCATTTAAGATAGCAACCAACATCGGCAAAATCAAAGCCGCAATCGACACTGTTTATATTGTCCTAGACAAAGCCTTAGCAGTGATTCAAATAGTATCCAAACAAACCGATAATACCAAATTGGGTAATATAATCAAGCAATATGTCCCAGGTGTAGAATCTACACTTATCAAACTAAAAGATTTGATTCTGAAATATGGCCCAATTATCGGGTTTGTACCTCCTGTATCTGCACAATCTACAGATGACCCTAAATTAGAACTAACTAATGCTCTAAATGCATTAGATGATCTACTAAAATAATGCGTATGCCTACTATAACCGCTAAAGATATATATGCGTTTATTATATTGGGTGCCATTGTCTTGGCATTCTTTATGGATAAACTTTCGGCGGAATATTTCATAGGCATAGCTAGTTCTATTATAACACATTATTATAAACAAGCTGAATCTGATAGATTAGAGAAGAAACTTAATAATGCGGAAGCAGAACTACAATCATATAAAAGTAAAGTCGAGATAGTGGATTTAGATAATAAAAATGGGAAAAAAGAGGACATATCGGGAATTCAAACAGGGAGTATTCACCCCAAAAAACAAGGATAAATGCACTAATAAAGGTCGTATAATATATCGATCTGGATTAGAATTATCTTTAATGTTGGTATTGGATAAGAATCCTAATGTTATTTCATGGAGTTCTGAACAAACCGTTATACCTTATTATAAATCTATAGAGAAACGAAATGCCCGTTATTTTGTAGACTTCTGTTTCCGTATACGCATATCGGAAACAGAAGTCAAAGAATTTATAGTAGAACTGAAACCATCTAAGCAATGTGTGAAACCTACTACACATGGTAATAAGAAGCCATCTACTATTCTATATGAACAGATGACGTATAGAACCAATCAAGATAAATGGGCGGCAGCAGAGAAATGGTGTGAAGAAAAACGAAGAAAAGGACGCGATGTGTCGTTCATAATAATAACTGAAAAAAATATAAACACTATACTGGGAAAGTAGTAAGTAATCGACATACACTGCATATGTCAGCTAAACACCGCATCAAAAACATCGGGGAAGTAAAAAGAAAACTAAAAGGCGATATTCTATTATCAGAACCTTTTGACTGGACAGAGAAACAATCAGAATTAATAAAGCTGATGTTAAATATTAACTCTAGAGCTATATTTGTCGAAGGACCAGCAGGTACAGGTAAAAGTGTATGTGCCATGTATGCAGCCCTTAATCTACTAAATCGCCAAAAGATAAACAAAATCGTATATATACGTAGTGTGGTGGAATCATCACAGGCACATTTGGGATATTTACCGGGTTCTAAAAACGATAAAGTGGAAGAATGGTTTCAAACTGCTTTCGAAGCATGTTCTAATTTCATCACCGAAGAAGAATTGGCAGAATTTAGAAAATCAGACAAAATAGAGTTTGCGCCTATATCCTATCTACGGGGACGAAATTTCAAAGACTGCGTAATCATAGTAGAAGAATCCCAAAATATTCTATATAAAGAACTATTAACCATATTAACACGTTGTGCAGATAATTGCAAGATTTTTCTGATGGGCGACTCCTTACAGACTGATATTAAACAACATAATCAATTCAGTTCAGTATATGAAAAACTTTTGGATGCAGAGGCACAGAATTATGGCATTCATGTTAGAACTTTTGGTGTGGAAGATATCAAAAGATCAGAACTAGTCAAATTCTTAGTGGAACGTTTAGAGATATACAAAAAACCACCTGTATCAGGATCATAAATAATATATGTGCCTATAGATTATGTGATATCTGATAAATCAAGCCGTTTTATGAAACCCGCCAATGGTGCGGGTTTCATAGACGTTGTTAAGGATTTTTCTTGGACTCTATCCCCCACCTTCCCTCGCAAGGATGTGCCCTATATTGAACTGATAGAATACCAACAAACCGCAGGCAAAATTATAGCCAGCATTCTATACTTTGCAAGAGTTTTGCCAGGATTAATCCAAAATCCATCACAATTAATATCTGGACCGAAAGACCCCGCTGATGTGTTTCAATTGAAGTATATTGCGGAACCAACGGGTTTCAGTTATAGATTCCCTTATTTTGACACTAAACGGGTATCCCGTAATACAGAATTTTCATATGAAGATGGCAAGAATCCTTTTAGTGAATTATTATCATTTGGTCATACTGTTCCTGGCTTGAGTAATAAGATAGGGGGTGCTAGTACGTTCACTGCTATGGTTGGTGCTGCTATGCAAGTGGGTAGTGGAATAGTCCCCGGTAAATTGAGTCTAGATAATCCTCGCCAATGGACTGGTACAAATGATAGCGGATATATCATAACTTTCGATCTATTCAATTCTGCCACCGTACAAGATATTACTCAAAATGTTAAATTGGTGGAATTATTAACCTATCAACAAAGTCCTTTCCGACGAGGGGTAGCCATAGTTGATCCAACCTGTATATACTCCGTTAATATTCCCGGCGTGGTCAATCTACCTGCTGCCTTTATGAACTCCTTAGAGGTCACAGATTTAGGTAATAAACGAATGATGAATATAAATGGTGTAAACAAAGTTATACCAGAAGCATTCCGCATAACCATGAATATACAATCTCTATTCCTACCATATAGAAATATATTAGAGAAAGTATATTCTGGCAAAACAGTGCAGGCTATTGCTAATATAGATTGGTCGAATCCTGATGCACTATTAGAATTGATAAAAATACAGGACATAAATATCAACAATGACTAATAATAAACTAGCTGCCGTAGACATGGCAAATATATTTCAAACCTATACAGATGAGGATGGCTACGAATATTATAATCTATTAAATTCAATATATATAGATGGCGATATTGATGCATCCTTATATGATGAGTACTATATGACATCATCAGATAATTGGTATGATCTAGCCAATAGATACTATGGGGATAATCGCTTATGGTGGACTATATTGATAGCTAATAATATTATCAATCCTTTTGAATCTCTAGCCAATACCAAAATTAAAATATTGAAATCTTTCGTGGTATCTGATATAATTTCACAAATCAATTTACCAGATTAAATATTTCATATGACCCCGAATCCCAATGATATATCATTCAACGGTAATGATTTTGAATGTATTGTACGTTTATATAACGGTGTAAATGATATACAATTGCGTCCAGAAGCATGGGATGATCTATATATAGAAGAGGATATTTTTGATTGGGCTACTAAAGGAAGTATACTATTAAAATCACCCCATAACACTTTGGAACGATCATCAGAGGACACTATCAAACTAACAGGTAGTGACAACACCAAATTGATATATAAATTCAGAGGGGATGGTAGAGATACCATATTCATATCCATATATCCTAAAAATGATCCGGCTGTAACCGGTAATAGTATAGAATTACCAGAAGCACTATGGCGTATAGAAATAGAAGCATCTATAGTAGATGTGGAGGACTATATCCATAGTAATATACCAAACAAGGCTAAAAAAATATATTTCATAGAAAAAACACACCAAATGATGGCGGAGAAAAACATAGAATTCTCCACTGCTACCATTGGTGCTAATAAAAACAAAAAGGATATCCATAAATTAAACAATGATGAACGATCATTGAAAACCGGAGAAGCCTTGGGTGAATTGATTTTACAGGATGAGGATTTCAAGAAACACGCCAAATTATACAATACTGATAAATGGGATTCTGGTTCTGATAAAAATAAAGTGTTCTACACGTCTCCCTCCAATCATCGATTCTTAGATGATCTGAATTATCTATCAGCATTGCATACATCATCAGATGATACATTCAATCAACCTTGTATATTAAAATTGGAACGCCCTGAACAAAAGAATACCCCTAGACAATTCTCCTTATTACCGATTAAAAGTTACTTTGATAAAGCAGGAAAGTCATTGACTGAACCAGGGGAATATCAGATGGAACACTTTTATCTACAGGAGCATAGTGAGACAATAGCACAATCAGGTGGTATATATCTTAAAAAATCACCGGAATCATCTGCCATGTCTGTATCCAAAGATGTTAAAGGAGCAGAATACTCTGAGATAGCCAGTTACCAACTGGTAGATATGGTGGGTAAAGATTATAGTAATCATCTAACTAATAGAGTTGTATGTTCATATAATACGAAAGATGGTCAATATAATTTTGAATGCAAAGATCACTCCACTGAAAATATTAAGACCTATGCCCAGCAAAACATTATACCTAATGTTGTCACCAAATCAACAGATGATCGAATACCATTAACTAACTATATAACCCAAGGGTATAACACCCAAACCATATATACCCCTAGACAAACTGATATTGCTAGATTTGCGGATGGTAAAAACAAATTGTTGAAATACTATCTATTCGATAATTTAGGTATAAATTTCTCATTACGAGGATTTACAATACGACAACCCGGTCGATTTTTTGCTATATCTAAACGGACCACAAATGACCAAGATTATGATCATTTGATAGAAGGGCAATATCTCATCACTAATGTAGTTCACTATTTTTCGACTACTCAAGTTGGATATTACACCAACATGACAGGGATTAAAACGCACAAATATGATGACGTAGCTTTCACTGCGGACGATACTATCATAATTAAATAACTATATGGCCCAAATTGTAAACGAAAATATACTTCAACGTATATATACTCCTCCATCGGGAAAGAGGGATAATAACCCGACTATCTTCGATGAGTTGCGATTAGCCATGGAACACAGTCAATACCCTATCGATCAAGTGTTGCAACTTATATCAGAATTCCATGGACCCTGGTCAGGGATGAATGCCAATATACTCAACATAATAAACTACTTAAGTAGCACATCGGGTAAATTCAAAGGTTATAGAGATTATGCTAGAAACGCTATACAAATGCTCAAGACTATACCCACTACACAATCCAGTGTTGGACGAATAAACAACATAGTCGCCAATGATATGGATGTGCCTTTATATAGAGCATTCATCAACAAATGTCAATCTATTAGTCCTGTTATAAACAACTATATTCAACTGAATATAGGTAAATATCCACATTTCCAAGAAGTGTCTAATTATGTGGGCACATTTGGACAAATCGTGTTAGGTTCCCAGGATGTATCACATGTAAATCGTATACAATCAGATGGTTTGAAGATGGGTACATCCAATCGCCTAGGACGTATAACACAATCCAAAATCTATAAACCATCTGCAACTTTGCTAGATGACTCCCATAACATGGTTAATATACTATTCAATAGAGGTATTAGACCGCATTGTACTAGTTTGGTGAATACGGATTCCTCTAAAGCACATGGATTAAGTATGATGCCGGATGTGAAAAATGCTGCTAGAATAAAAGGCGCAATGCAAGAAAGCGCACTACAAACAGTTCAACACTTTGGACCAACAGTACAACTGTTAAATGCTTATTATCCTATAGAATACAACAGTCAAAACAGAGCTAAATTATATAATATATCTGCCGAAAACGGTGAATATGTAGCAGACGGTCTTAATAGACCAGTGTTGTATAACCCTGAATTACCAGTGGCGGATGAGTCCAAGAAGAATGCTAAAGTATAATGACAAAATACCCCCACAGTTACAGAGGAATAGTGATACAAAACGACGATCCTGATAAAATAGGACGAGTGAAAGTTTTTGTTCCAGAAGTTAATATGACACTTTTTGATAAGTGGAATAAGGACAAAACCGTAGATAAACATGTAACTTATCCAGGGAATAACTTGGCATCTTCTTTAACACCTGAGATATTATTAAGGCTCAAACAAGCTCTACCTTGGGGACAAGTGAAACAGCCAATATTCGGCATGGGCACCGCAGGTTTTTATAATGCTGATAGTGATCATTATGAACCTACTAATGACAGTAATAAGACTGTTCAATCCAATGATCTGAATACTAGTCTACCTCCTACACCAATAACATCATTGGCTGATAGATTATCTGGTACGCCATATATGGTAAGTCCGAATAATACTAAAACTACTCAAGTTGTAGCCTTATCACCGGAAAACACGTTGAGTCATATAGTGGCACCTGATACCGTATCTACTGCACCTGCTATTACTAAAACTCCTACACCTTCTGCTAATCCGACTGAGGATAATATATCACAAATAACTATCAGCATAACAGGTAATCCTAATAGACGACGATTTGTAGGGGTTACAGCTACTACAGATGTCGGTGGACCGAATGAATTTACTGCATCTATAGCCAGAACTACGCAATTAGTAACTCAGACTTTTTCTAAACCTATACTATACACGGCTGATGTCACTCCTACAAAAGTTACTACGCCTACGAGTGTTCCCGTGAACATAATTCAGCCTAATGGTCAAATATTGGCAACTAATAGTTCCGCATTAACTCTGACAGGTACGCAATTTGAAGTGAATATAGGAGGCAATGCGCGATTGCGTCGTAGAGTGAGTGTACAGGCTTCTGCGAGTTTAGAGGGGAGTGGAGTAGCAGACTCGATTCAAACCCCTACAACCTATGCTGCGCCTCGAACATACATATTCAACGCAGACGATATATCTCACTGGGTAGTGCAGACGGTGGATGCTACTCAACAACCCAATTTATCATCCCCTAGATTAGGCGTATTGTCGCAAGTATTAGCACCCTATCAAACGGTAGAAGCCAAACCTACTACACCTATATTACCTCCTGGCATCATAAACACTCCCCAATATAATCATGGGGGAGGCGCAGGTAATATGTTCAATATGCCTAATAGTAAATTTCTGCCTGCTTATAATCTACTACAGAATAATATTGGATCGACTAATATGCAATCCAAACAAGGAGGAAATATGGGCACTACCATACCATCAACTTTAGACCCTAATAAAATATATGGATTAAACCAACAGTTACAACCTGATATCCTTCCTCCTATAATAGGAAATACACAGAATAACAAAGTGAAAGGTATGATAAGCATACCTGGAGTCGGTTCACATGTATCTGTGTATTTCGATAACGGCGATCCACTATACCCTATAGTGGATGGCGTATTCTACAATCAAGAGGATTATGCAGGTTTGCATGATTTAGCCTCGGCAGCAGCATATAATAATGCTGCATAATCCGATGTAGTATCAATCTTTGATTCATCTTTATTAGATGACTCGAAGTTGAATTCGGATCGTGCATATTCTCTAAATTCTGCGCGAGTGAATTCTTTTCGTTGAAGTAAATCCATGGAGCAAGTTAGTAAAAACTTGTGATGATCCATCATAATACGGTTGCAGCGCGATTTCTGTTCCTTTAGCAATTTCTCTATATGCTTATCAGATTCATCTAAATTGTGAACATATAGACTGCTTTGGTCTTTCATTTGCACCGCTAATTTAGTGCCCATCGCCCATCGACGGTAATATTGTCCTGCTTGAGAAGTACATGATAATAAATCACTAGCAGACCCCGTTGATCTATTGCCTTCGCCAAACACTATTTCTTCCGCCACTATACCAGCTAAACCTACACATATATTATCTAATACATCCTGTGCAGACGGGAATTGCTCATCTAGCATATTATATCCTCCATCAAACGACGCTATATTGATTTTAATAGATGCTGGGGGTTTCTTGAATAATTTGGAGTATACGATAGCATGCCCGACTTCATGAACACTAACTAATGCTTGGAAAGCCTCAGTGTGGCGATCTTTGCGAATCTTAAGCTGGAAGTCGATTGGAACATATAATGTATCCTCACCGTGTTTGAACACTAGACTAGATTTTGCAACATCAATATCAACTTGAAGACTATTATAACTGTTGGTCAAGGCCCATAATATGCCATTCGCCATTGGGCAACCAAACATCATGTGTATAGTGGAAAATACAGGGCGTGTACCCTGTGATGGGAAGACCGCATTATCATATATTTGTTTTATGAGGTTCTGTTCTATACTAAATTGAACCCCTGATAGCAGGGTCGATTGCTCGATACATTTATTACATTGATCCTCAATAATTGACATATATGCCGATTTATTCAAAGAAGGATATACGATATGGTTATTACCTAATCGGGAAATCTGTTCTGGTTTGAATCGGGCACCTAATGCTTGTTTAATTTCAATGATTGAAACTTTCCGAGTGCGAGTATGATATACATCGGCATCCATATCGCAATCATCAACATCCGTTGAGCCAGGATAGGCTTGATCTAAATTACCACACACAAATATGAGACATTTGGTGAAATCAAATGTCGATTTGCGTTTAGCATTATAGTCTTCCAGATATGCTCCCGCACTGAAATATGTCATCTTGAATATTTCTTCTTTGGTAAGACTATAATTGATGCATTGTTGGAATCTAGATACCATATGTTCATTATAGGCATTGAATCCAATATCTTTAGAACGTCTAACCATGGTATATGACCCTGCTCCGAATTCCATTTCTTCGTCTTCTTCGGTTTTATTAGGGGACTCCACACTAGAGTCGGATGGCTCAGGTGTCAAAGAATTACCGGGTTTATCCACAGGTCGGGACTTCCAAGTAAAATAAAAATCTCGTAACAAATCTTGGTAATCCTTGGCATAATCCTTAACTATAGGAAATTTGCCATCACTTAATAGCATCCAAATATCCTGGTAGGGTAAATCCCGTATCGTTTCACCGTTGTTATCAATAGTCTTATAACGCTGGAATTCGTCCAGTAATATAATACCCGGTTTTCTCTCGCCTATACCAGCTTTTAATATTTTTTCGGCTAATGATGACGGGGAATCAGTTGTCACGGAATCAGATAATTGCACTTCACAAAACTTATCCTTATAATCTAAAAATTCTACAATAGCACGAACCAGTGCCGTTTTACCATGACCAGTTAATGACCATAGATTTATAATTATGGGACTGGTTAATATATCGGGAACCAGATACCATGACTTCATGGATTCCACGATCTTATCTATTTCTTGGTCTATACCAAAGAACAGGGATTTCAAATGCTTATTTAATTCGTCTAGTCGGGTTTTACGTTGGGAAATCTGTTGAAGTAGTTCTAAAGACATACACTACTTTACACCGTTGTGGTGCATATGCAAGTCCATAAATACTTAAATAACGATGGAAAATAATAAGACCAGTCCTACATATCCAGGTAATAGACAAAATGATGCGCAACCAAATGAAGATGTGTTTCGCGATTTATCTATAATCAACCAACCGGCTGGTGGTTTAGAGTTTGTTAATACCAAAGGTGATGAAATGGTCACATTATACCATAAAAATGGCACATTATTAAGATTTAATAAATATTCCACAGACGAATTACACCCATTAGATAAACGAGAACATATTATCGGAGATTCTAGAACAGAAATAAACGGTAATAATATCGTAATGGTTGATAAAACTAAAGAAGAAATCATTTTAGGGGATGCATATCAAAAAATAGGAGATGTAGTAAAAGAATCAAAAGCTCAGGAAGAATATAAAAAAGCACTGCGACCATCGCATCAAATCAAACGACTATTTGAAGTACAGAGAGTTGCATATGATAATGTTATAGATCATGCTAAAGATCAAAAACAATCGGGCGGATACGCGTCTTGTCCTGTAGAAGACACTGATGGTAAGTTTATATTCACATCCGAAGCAACGGAATACACTGCATCTATAAAGAGTCCAGGAAATTCAACGCCCCCTGAATTCACCGAAGTAAAAACAGAATATAAAACTGTGAGTCCTGGCGGTGATTTTTGTGCAACCTGTAATGGTTCCCATGAAAGCCCGTCTACGCAAGATGGAGATTGGGCAGCAGAATCATCCAAAGAAAAATTGACTCAACTGCGGATTGACCTACAAAAACAATTACTAGAAATAGAGAAAAAATTAGGTAGAAATGATCAACCTGATTCAGGTACGAAAATTGAACAAATAACTAAAGATTATGTTGGTATGGTTGGCATGACCTTCAATGATTTGGAATCATTTCGTCGGGATGCAACTGGTAAACTAGTCCCCAACGGTGTCAAAATTAGCCCTGATGGTTCTCACATACAAGTACAATATACTCATAGTCCTTTGGTGGAACAAGTATCCGTGGATCGTCTACCAGGAGGCGGGTATGATTTGACATGTAATGATCATTATAATCTAGTAGCGGGTTCCAATGGTATCAGTATAAAAACTACTGGACCTATGGAATTATATTCGCCAACTATTCACCAAACATCTGAGGATATACAAATACACTCCAGAGGGGAAATAGCCTTGGCAGCAGAACGAATAGATATTAATGCAGATGTTATATCAATTCGACCAAATACCACATCCAAAAATATACATGGTGATAACGCAGCCCCCGAACAACAAGTATTAATCGACGGTAATTTACAAGTTGCTGCCAATGCTATTATAAGAGGGGGCGCACATATAGAGGGCGAATTAACTATACAACATATAACGGCTCCATTAGAAATACAACAAACATACGAATCATGGGAATGGGGTAAACAAAAAAGTTGTGAAATGGATACTACGGGTGCCGAAAGTTGCATGGAACCACCGGAAAAAAGCACGGTATATGCAGATATATTACAAGGCTGCGAAATAGGTACAAACAAATATGATGTTATAGGTCAATGTAGTGATGGCGCAACATGTGTCATACCTGCTAGGACAATAATAATAGAATCATTATTAAGTGAAAATTCTGTGCAAGTGCATCCCCACTTTCACAATTATGCTAGTATTCCCACAAAATTAGTGGGCGCGAATACACAAATAAACAATACATATAACGGTAAAACTTTTTCTGGTGCATTAGACCCCAACAGTGCGGTCAGATCGATAGGCTCCAGTAATAATCTACCTAATCCTGTACAACCTTTACCGACTCAGAATGCAACCTCCCAATTTTCCATTGTCGAAAAATTCGGGGGTGTATGCGAGCCCATATCTATAAATAACGGCTCTTGGCAAACATCTAACGACCTAGATACATTGCCAGACGGCGACGGTTGTAGAACAAAAAAATATACCGTTGACGAAGTTCAATCTCTCATTGCAGAGTTGGATCGAAAATACGAGCAACGGTATACAGAATTAGCTAAAAAATTAGAATCGTTAATCGCTTAACGCGTTTGTAATATATTGGAGCTATCAGTGTTTCCAATTAATCCTAGTTCGAAATCATACGGGGTATCTTCATCTTTTAGATAATTGATATATCCCACATGATCATTTGCGCCTACTACACGGGTGCGCAATGCAACTTTATTACCAGAATTACCCTCTATAACATTCAATGATTTTCCATCTTTGGACACTCTAGATATTACACCAATATGTCCGGTGCCATCAGAGTGAACCATTACAAATAAATCGCCTGGACGAGGTTTGTAACCCGATGCTACACTATGCCCCATTTGTAAAGATTTAGCCTTATTATACAAAGTAGCCACGTGTGCTATTCTGGAACCCCATGGTAAACTGTTGTCTAATCCGTTATATACTACCCAGGAGGCAAAGCATGCACACCATGGATTTGGTCCAATACCACAGAATTCTAGATATTTACGTACATCTGGTCCCCAATTAGACCCATCTGGAATCTCTTTGACTTTTTTGTTCAATTCCTGAGTGGCGATCTTTAAAACTGCTAACCGTTTTGCAGATAAATTAGCAGGTATAACATCATCCGATTTGGATACTTTATTAGATACTGTTGCAACACTTGGGTTGTATAATGCCCACCAAGTTTGTTTACCTACTACTCCATCGACATCCAGTGCTTGTTTGTTGGAGCCTACATGAGTTTGTTGAAAATGTACGACTGCTGCATATGTTTGTTCTCCAAAATCACCATCAATTCTACCGGAATAAAACCCGTTACGAGATAACTGTTGCTGCAATACCTCAACATATGAAGACTTCATACCCTTACGTAATGAAGGGTATGAAGTCTTGTCTGTATCGGTGGAAACCCAAGGAAAAATATCTTTAAGCGAAATAGCCATAATAGCTATTTATGCTCAATCGTCTTCTTCCGTGTCCTGAGTTGTATGTATTTGGTCTGCCATCATAACTTTATCCACGAACGCCTCGATGAGTTTAGTCAGGGATGCATTGTGCATACGAGTAGATGCTTCGGTGATGACGATATCATTTCCCTCTCCATCGTACCCCAATATGATGAAACAATCCAGATATTCTCCTACGATGTGTCGTAAAGACCCAGCTAACTTAGCTTTATTCTTATACACCTTGGTAGGTACTTTGTTTTTTCGATTTTTAGCAGATGCTTGCATCGCCTTCATCAATCGAATAACTTTTTTCTCATCTTCTGATGAAGAATCTTTCACTTCATCAGAAGGTTGTACAGGGTCTAACGGATCATTGTCGGTGATATCATCCATGTAATTATTTACAGGCATTACTCCAGGGTATCCACCGTTAGTGTCTGCGGACGAGAATAATAACTATGATGCTTATTATAAATCCCCAAGGTATTAAGGGTATCTATAATAACCTCCACTGATTCCGCCCGATATGCCATATTATTGACGGTGAATTGTCCGCCATCGTATAGGCTGATTCGACCATCTTTATAACAAGTTGCCAAAATATTGGCAACCCCCATATCGATGAGAATCGTCCACTTGCGTTCGTCCTCCAGAGTATATTGTAGATTATCTAGTTTTACGACATTGTAACCGGAGTCACGTAGTCGTTTAATTGTATATGCTTGTGTTGATATTTTTGACATAAATGGATATTATCGGGGGTTAATGCTGTTGAGAGCATTTAAGCTGCTTAAATCGACTACAGTGTTTTTGTCGTCATGATTGACGATCAAATCCAATGTTTGGAACACATCGTCTGCATCCACTTCATAGAAGTTTCTACGAGACGAGATGATATCAAAATTGCGATCACCTAAGTCTTTGCGATTGATGAAATATGTCACAACGATATTGTGTGTGCCAGGATTTACCACTGCGGACCATGCGCGGGGATCACTATGCTTATACATAATATCTAATAGTTGGGATTGTATTTCATACTTTCCTACTTTCTGTTGAAAAGTTAGGAAATCCATTGGTTCATTCTGATTGTTGTATCTCATTATAATGGTTGGTTGGTTAGTTATTTTATTGATGACACCAAATATCGATGCACATAACATCCCCCTTGTACTTCACATACAAGGGTTCCATTTTGTGCTATCTTGAACCGTACCTCATCCTTACGCTGGCATAACAATTTTAAAACTTTAATTGAATATGATGACTCAGTTGAGATTCCGGTTATTTGGTCTGTAAGAAAAATTCGAGCAGTATTATCGTGCTGGTGTGTGCCCCTTTTATCGCTTTTATTACCTAGGTATATAAAAGCCTTCCCGTCTTCCATTTCTATGTAGAAGCGTTCCGTTTCTGTGAAATTCATGGCTCGTTGAATATCATCAAACGCGAGTTTGGTAACGGTAAACTGTGTTGGATATGGTGTTGCCATAATATGGGTTTTATACGGCATGTGGGGCGGTATCATCACCTTGCTATCCAAGAGTGTAAGCTTGATCCTGATCAAGGAATCATTATAAGTCAATACTTTGGCATTGGCATTTACCTCAAATTCTAACGTTGATTTAGGTATACAAGCTAATGCCTTATTTAAGGTATTCAAGTTCAGATTGAATCTTTCAATCGGTTCCTGAATACTCTCAGGGGTGTATCTACTATAGAGTGCAACTCCTACGTCTTCATTTATGGAATACAAGTCTCCATCCTCCACAAATAGGGAGGTCTTTCCTTTCTTATCCAGGTCTAAGACAGGTTTGATATAATTTTCAGTAAAATCGGGTGCGTTAAGAATCAATTTCATTGGTATTGGTTGGTGGAGGCGTTGGCTGATCCTCTACTAGTATAGTCTTTCGTAACAGATTTGTCAAGGTGTTTACTGCTCTTCTCAGTAATTTTAGTTCTTTCTTCACTTCATCAAATTGTTCGGTGAATGTGGATACTTTGGTTGGATCAAATCCTGGCACATTAAAAGATTGAGTATTATCAATATTAAATCCTGAACCGGATGTAGGCACATTAGAATGTGCTTGTGCTATTTGATCTAGCTTGGCTTTATATTCATCTGCAATCACTACTTCTCCTTTATCGTTAGTAGGTAATTGTAATAAACTCGGTATCGTCCCTGGAAGTGTATCAGGGGGAGTATACATATCATATTGCCCTTGTTGCGGCGGAGGTTGTTGTTGATATGGATTGTGCTGATATGGTGGTGGATACCCCTGAGGATGATATTGGGGGTGTTGAGGGTATCCTTGGGGTGGTTGTTGTGGGTATCCACCACCATTCAAGAATTTTCTAGGATCAAGGCGAACTGTCCCAGTGATCAACGGGCCAGCACCACGGTCGCGTCCTATAGTTTGTCTAAGGAATTGACCATTCATTCCCGCTAAAATTGCAATATCTTCTTCATCAGTCATATTGCAATATTTAGCGGGAATATTAAGCTAATCAAAGATTAATCGTCATCGACACCAGCTAGGAAGTCTTCGTCGTCATCTGAATTAGATGGCGCACCCAACCCTGGTATCAAATCGTCTTCATCTTCGGATTCAGGAACATCCACATTATCACTAGGTGCAGCAATAGTGCCAAAATAATGTGCATCCAATAATTGGCGAAGTTCATCCTGAGATTTAACTTCTGGCACAAATTCAAGGAGATTATGCGCTTGAGTCAACATAATATCGTTGATTTGATCCGTGGTCAAACCTAGGTCTTCGGCATCATCGAACTCTGATTTACTATAATTAGGATAATCAGCCTTCTCTGTAACTTTTAGAACAAAGCTACGTCCAGTCGCATCAAGTTTCCACATTCTACGACCGATTTTGGCTTTCTTGTCACCATATAGTGCTTCTTCGATCTTGGATAAGATATCAGAAGATGGGACCATCTGATCGGTTTTCTTATCTTTAATACGTTGAGCGGGGAAGCGAAACACTAATACTTTACCCACTTTAGAAGCTGCTGCTTCATCACCTTCCACTTTATGGAGGTACACATTAACCAATTCCTTGCGTCTAGGATTCAAGAGCTTATATCCACCCGGTGCTTTATCAGTACCATTATCTTTAGCCTTCTTAAATTCTGCCCACTTGGTCTTGGTCACAATTTCATCTTTTACCTTTGGTCGTCCATTCGCATCTTTTTCATCGGATGGATCGCGTCCTGCATACACATATGAACCATCAATTGGAGATTTCCAACCGAATTCAGAGTATGCAACTCGGGAATTTAGTGGATCACGTGCATTGGGCACAAATCGAATCCAATAAGTTCCACCTATCTTGGTCTTCAAAATGCGTGCGTCATTTTGTTGATTTTCTGCTTCTGTTCTTGCTTTATAGCTGTCGTCACTTTGGTTTAGTAGTTTTTCAATATCAATATTAGACATGTAGTATTATTTTTTATTTGCGTAGAAGCACTCCAATAGCGGAGTGCTTAAAAGTTATTTATCAGATTCAACTGTATCACACATAGACTGTTTTTGCAAGTACAAATGCTCTTTTAATTTATGTATTGCTTTATTGATAAGCCTTTGTGCCTTGGTGCTAGACTTGAGTCTGATCTGAATTTCGTGTAAATTAACGTCACCAAAATATAATGCGAATTCATCTGCTGCTAATGAATATAAAGTATTATACAACCCCGGTATATCGAAAACCAAATACCAGGATATTTTATGCTCCTTTAGATGTATCAAGCAATCCGGCTGTACAACGGATTGATATGTTGCATACTTATCCAGTGTTATTTTCTTACTGATACAGTACTCCGCTATAAATCGTATGGAGTTTTTAATATGCTCCAGTTGTTCATCGGGATTTTGTTCTCTCCGTAATCTGGCATAGTTGACAAAGGCAGCTATAGCGGCATGGGTGGTATACCATTTTAACCCGAATGTATCATCTGTATTACCGGTTAATTTATAGGGCGCATCAAAAAAGTCCTCGCGGAAAAAATGCGGATACTTCTCAAACAACTTCTCTATTTTGGCCAATCTAGTAATTATAATAGGATCATTGAAATTATCCCAATTTTTCCTATATTTAAAAGGTTTACCCTTATTAACTCTAGTGGACCGTATGTATAAATTATATATTTGTTTCTGCTTATCCGTTATCATCTATTATAAGGTATTTGTAATATATCTAGGAATTCTGTTATTTTATAAACTAATGCAGGTGTGAAAGTGTGTTTACGAGTCTTGTAGATATGGCCCAAGGTGATGCATTTTGCTATTCCTTTTATATGCTCCGTGCCCTTATATTTCGGGATATGTTCTATGAAGAACGCGACTATATCCGCTAATTCGATAGGATCATAGGCGATCAATTTATTGAACTTATTGAATAATATAAGATATTCGAGAAATTTGTCACACTTATCATATTCATCTTCCGCATGGGAGTGTAGTTGCCATATGAACGCCTCTGTACTTTCAATTAGAGCCTCCTGAATGGCAAGTGTGTCCTCGCCGTATTCTATCAGACATATGAATTGATACAACCATTCATCAAAATTATACTCAGGATATTTGAAATTCATACTACGCCCTAACTATTTGATCTTCTTGGATTTATTCAAGATCGGGTAACGATACGCTAAATATTCCACAATAGAATACCATGATAATTCTGTTAAGTCAACTAAAATTTGCTGTAATGCAGGTGTTTTAGCGGTCATCATGAACATAGTAACCGATGATATCGGTTTATTAGTGATAATAGTCAAATATGATCCATATTTGTTTATTATCTCATATGCATCAGGACATACGAATTCGTGTTGACTAGTCATTCATGCTACTTAATATAGCCGGAATCACTCTGCAAAATCTATTTGTGATAAATCTACCGACGGTAAATCATCAGGAGAATACTCGTCATCATCGTTATGTTCTGATAAACGAAGGGTGTTGTAGTCTATAGTGAATTGTCCTGATTTACCTTTACCATCGTCACGAACTTTATCCCCATAATACCGAATAATATTGGCTTCTCGATCCACATCACTTTGTGCAATTGTTGCCCAACCATCGACATCTGAAATCATATCCCAGCTACCCGATGCATTATCCAATCCAGGTCGTTCATTTTTATGGGCACCTCTATTCAATTGAGCAACACTCAATCCTGGGGCTTCCAACAAATATGTCATACCTCGACACTCTTGTGTAATATATTGCATTTCACCATGCTTACTAGGCTGAGCTACGCTCGCTTTTAACAGAGGATGATAATCAAAAAATAGACCATCTAATTTATCTATCTTTTTCTTACGCATCATATTACGCGTATAGGCATATAAAGTCTTGGCAGATACGGACTTGGCTGCAAATTCTTTGATGATTATCTTCGATTTATGTGTTTCCACAAAATCACGGATAAACTCCTTGTAATCATCAATCTTATCAGTCAATTGGGATATCGCTATACCCGTCAACATACCTGAAATGCGTTTAGCATAACGCATTTCAGACATTTCTAGGGTATATATAATAATGTTTAAATCCTGTAGAGCAAAATTAGTGGCAATATTCCCTAATACTATTGACTTACCAATATTGGTTTCTCCACCAATACAGTAAAATGCTCTACCTTCCCGTTGTATGCCACCCAATGCACCATCGAAACCCTTATACCCAGTTGATATAAGGTTGTCTTTCTTCTGTAGATATTCGATGATTCTATGGTTTTCTGCAAAGAAATCCAACCCTAAATTATCTATAAGGGATATAGCGTTTATACGTTCAACTTGCCGCTGGATTTCCTCGTAATCAACTTCTTTTTTATCAGCATGTGATAAGGCTGCTGCATCCAATAGGTTGACACAGCTACGTTGTTTCAGAAAGTATTCTGTATTTTTTACCAGTTCCGTTTCGTTATAATCTTTATCTAAATCTTTTATATGCTCAATAGCTGCTTTATAATGCGCTTTAAGCTGGGATGATGTCAATCTACCCTTAATTTCCGTCAAATTGGGAATAGCATCCCGTTCCAAATAAAATGTTTTTATAATGTGTACTATTTCCCCAATATCCTTATCTTTGAATAAACTTTTATCCAAGTATTCCACACAGGAAGCCAGAAAAACAGAGTCTTTGTTTAATAAATTTCTAAATATTATTTTTTCGTATAAATCTAAGTCAATTTTTGCCATAAAATTCGTATAGACCAATAAGCTGCCCGTATAAACTCTATACGGGCAGCTTTTTTTTAGGTCACTTTAAACTGCATATCTATAACTTGGTGTTGGATTGGTTTGCCTTGTATATACTTCACTGAAAACCAATTCAGAAACCAATTGGGGGAGATATGATCATCTGGATCAGGACCATCTTGAACATATGTACCAGGGCGCTTCCAGCGATTGTATAGCTGCCCAACTGTTATTTTCTCAGTCTTCTTTGTTGTCTCATTCATTCTCTCGAATGCGATATCATTTTCGTTGAATACTATCGTAGCAAAACGTGGTTTGTCAACTAAAACGCCATTATATTTGATAATTGCTTCTATCATAATATTCTACTTATTATAATGCATATTTCTTTTCAATAGCGGAAACGAATCCATCATCTGCTAATAGCTTCTGCATGAGTACTTCATCATTTTCCATAGCTGCTCTACGTTGTTGTGTATCGCTACCTTTCAGTATATACCACCCTTGTTTAGCAGATGTAATATATCCTAATTCCAAAGCTAGGTCGAAAATACCAGAATACGGATCAATACCCTCGCCAAATATAACGGTTATAGGGAAAGTAGCATTTTCCTTAACATATCGGGATAGTCCTGCACGTAATGTGAATCGGAATCCTTGTAATACATCTTTGCCATCCTCTTTCTCCTTTTCCTGCGCTTTAGTTATAAAGAATAGGGTGTGGGCTGCATATTGTGCGCCTCGACCACCTGCTGCAACTTCTTTAGGGAATAAATCCATAGTGGTATATGAGTGATTCACTACAATTATAGGGATTTGTTTGATTGCTGCTTCGGCAGTTATGATTCTGAACAATGATTTAATTTCTTTTGCTCGGGTCATGTCCACTTTAATATTACCATCTAGAGCATCTTTTGCCTCTTTATCAGAGCGAAGCATTCCTATAGAATCTATACAGATTAGAATTTTATCACCTTCATCAATATCATTGAGTAGATTAGTAATATCGGATTTTAGTTCTTCTACCGATTTAATCGGTCGATGGTCTACTCTTTCAGTGTCAATGCCCATCTTGACATAATAATCGAGAGTTGATCCTAATTCGCTATCATATAGCACTATGAAATAGTCTTCCCCTTTATGTTTATCTTGGAATCCTTTCATCATCTCCAACATGAAGTTGGTTTTGAAGTGCTTAGGTGGAGCAGCTATTTGTATTATACCTTTAGGTAAGCCACCATTTCGTATGGAACCACTCAGTGCCAAATTCAATAAGGGCACTCTTGTCGGAATTCTATCACCGGTATCGAAATATTTTGAATTCTTTAAAATTTCTGCATTTACTATGGTGTGTTGACGTATTTTGGTTAAAAGTTTAGACATCCCTATACTATACTATATGTATCGTGTCAATGCAAGACATAAAAAAGGCGAGGATGTATACATCCTCGCCTTTATCATATATTATGATAAGTGTTATTACTCAGATACAACTGCTGCTTTGGCGGCGGCTTTTGCTGCACGCTTTTCAGCTACAACGCGGACCTTATCCAACTGTAGTTCTTTACGAACTACCTTGAGATGCTTAGCCAACGCGGATGCTGCCTTACGAGCGCGAGCCACAGCGGATGCTGTACCCTTTGCGCGGAACTTAGCAATGTTAGCTTCTAGCTTAGCCTGCAACTCATCCTTGGTGGATAGTGCAAATTCTAGCGCAGTTAGCACTGGTTTAACGGTTTCATCGGTATTTTGTGGTGTGTTTTCCATAAGAAATAATTATTTATTATCGTGTTTGTATACTACAAGGGTTATTTTTCAAATAAGTTGACAATATTGGTCCCATTTGGAGTATTTGTAGGTTGAGCAACTACTGGTGGTCTGGCGGCTGGAGGGGTAATCACATTGATATATTGTTCGCGAGTTCTATCTGAGCATTCCACATATGCTACTTCATCTTCCTTGAACGGGAATTCGATGAGCACAGAATTATCTTTCATAATTCCCGTATGTTGAATACGTACATCGGGTTTTTCATTAATAGTATCCAGAGGAATCAATGCTAATCCACCATCTCTAATACAAAACATCATCGCATGTTGGACATAAAACAAGTTGCCCTCTGACTTAACTTTTTGCGCTATTATCAATCGGTTTAATCTATCAAAAAATACTACAGTTGTTGGTTCCATTTGTATATATTAATCCATACATATCTCGTTATGCAACTAAAAAAATGCATTATCTTACATGTTGGTAATTTCGCATAGTAGCAAGTTTGAAATCAGATAACAAAAGGCTTGTTTCTTCTCTATATTTCAGCATTTCAGCCAATAATAGCTGTTTTTCATACTCCATAAGTCGAATAACTTCATCTTTAGAAATCCATAATCCATTATGGTAATCATTTTGTATATCGATTATATCTCGATCTTCGCATATGATGGTATACATCCGTTTGGCTTTATTTATATAACTCTCGTAAATCCACTGTATATCGGATACGAGGGTTAGGAATTTCCCAGCCCAATGCATCGTAGATGGGTGTAAGGGCTTTGATAACGCCTTTGAAGAAGGCAGACTCATAATCGGCTTGTAAGCCAAACTCTTCGGGGAGTTCGTCTTGGAAGGCAATACCCGGTATATTCCATCTGTTATCCAAGACATTAACCATTTTAATTTTGCTGCCATTTGTTATTTTTTTATATTTATTTTCTAAATGCAGCATCTTCAACAGTTCATTATGATATATAACAAACTTCGCAGGGCGAGTTGTACCCTTAGCCACTTCCAGACCTCTATTTAACCCCTCATATTTGTTGAGTATTTTAATAGATGCTCTTTCAGCTATATCTACTAAAGTTAAAGACTCGAAATTATCATATGCCTGGAATATCTTCTCATTCGCTTCCGATTTAGAGAACACCCCCATTATGATTTCTACTACTCTACGAGATATATCCGTCACAGCTTTGGAATACGTGCTCTTAGTAATCATCAATCCTGAATATTTCAGGTCATTCATCTTCTTGCCTTCTTTATTGACAATATACAATATATAGTGTTTCTTGCCTGCCCATATAGCTTTAGGACAGACTGATTCGCGTTTGAAGTGAAACCTTGGGTCTTTAGAATTCAACTGAGTCCTAGCCCATTTATCAATTTCAACATTGATATGGTTTCCTATCTTGTTTTCTAATTCCAAATATTCGGGAGTCAAATCCCCTTTACTATCAACTAAATTCCATTTATTACTCTCAAATATAGGTTTAAGAGTAATATAGCACGAATTATGTACTAATATATCATTAGCGAAAAACGTGTGATCTGTCTCATCTTCCATCTGAATATCATATACATATTCATCTTGGAAATCATCTAGTTGTTCTATACTTTCAATAGGTAGTATTTCAATTATCATAATTCAAAAATTTCAAACATTTATCAATCATCTCCTCGGGGCGTTTTCTCCAATCATACTCCCACACCACTAAAGTTTCAACCCCAAACAGCGCATCAAGTGTATCTATTCGTTTATTATCAGAATCGTGTATAGCTGCCACATGTTTACCAATTTGAGTATTGTAATAATCATCGGCATATTTCCGTGGATTACCGTGATAATAATCACCATAAAACTCTATGACCTTATTAGTGGTGGCACAATAAAAATCCACAAATACAACTCCATGCATATCCTTATGATTAAATAAGTATTCATAATTCTTCTCTGCAAAAAACACCGTATATCGTTTAGATTCAGGGATACGTTCTAATAATTGCCAAAACATTTTTTGAGATATATTAGAATGGACGTATTCAGACATAGCTGATCCACTCCATCTATGAATATAACGACGTGTTCCCTCGGCTACACCATACTTAGCAATGTAATTGTCTATTTTTATAGTCTTTTTGATACTCAGTTCCCTATATATTTGATCCCCTTTATCTGTACCGTATTTCTGTATAAAGTATTCTTTTTTACAACCCGCAAAAGCCTGTCTGTCAATATACTCGTTCCATTTACGAGTTCCCTCTAATTCACCATGACGATTCACTAAATTAACCTTAGTCACCGCTCTAGACTTATTATAAGATATATAGTCTTGTTCAGTCCATCCGTGTATGCTCTGTTTATATTCCAATGAATTGGAGTACGCCTGTTTAGTTCTATATTGTAGCCATCTAATGGCACCCTCGACTTGACCATATCGAATCAACATTTTACGTTCAGATACTTTAGCGCGAATACTGGTATACTCCATATATAATCGCAACACTCCATTCCAATCCAAACTACCGCCATATTTGAGGATATCATCTACTATTGCATACATATCAGACGCTCGTTTTTTTAGACCTTTGGCATATTCACATATACTATTAGCAAATTCGAGTCCAGCTATATCGCAATATTTTTTATGGGTCTTTTGATGGTATTTATTACGCATAAATCTATTTATCGGAATGGACACCTGCCTGTATCGTCACCAGTTGGTCAGTCAATAACATTTCATGCGGCTTAACTGTTAATAACGCACCATCCCGAATAACCATACAAGAATGGTCTTCTGTAACTATTATCTCCTTACCTTTACATTTAATTTTATATCGCTTTTTAGTGACTTTATGACGGATCAAATACTTAGCTTTATCCATTTTTACCGCATTAGCTTTTTGATCGTATGCTGCTACTAATAAACTGTCGGATACATCGATAGCTTCATGTTCCTTAAATAAGAAGACTTTAGACGGATCATATACATCGAATAACTGTTCTATGGGCATAGTACCAATATTGGTTCTGATAGTAGACTCGCCCGCGACGCTATCCGTGTCCATTGCTGCAACACAGTCCACATTAGATAAATTCCATTCTTTGGAGACATAATCATTCACTATTTTCTCGGTCTGCTTGATCATTGATTGTCCCGTGGTAGTGATCGCTTTTGCGCAATCAATATCATATAGTGCAAAGTGAGAATTAGCGAATGCCCCATAGGTAGAGTTCAATAGAATCTTATACAAGTATTGTTCAGTGTCCAACTGGGATGCCAACTGTTTTGTGGCATTATATTCCACGGAATCTTTCACCATGTTATCCAATGATTGTAATTTTCGTATACCTTCGGCTTTCACTTTTTTGCGTTTTGCATACAGAGTGTCTACGAAGTCCGCAGCCACACTCTTTTCATGTTGCGTGAAAAATACACCGGATGCAGACAATGCCCAGCCATTATCCCTAGCTAACTGCTTGATTCCACTTTTAGGGTGTTGGAAGAACGTCTTAGTTTTAAATGAAAATATGGTGCATATATCATTCTCCGTTTTCATCACCTTAGCAATTTTGGTTTCCGGTGAGATATTCAGAGTTATGATAGTTGATGGGTATAGAGAGTCGGCATCAAACGATACCACGTATTCATACATCCCCTCTTTTGGCTGTTTCACGTGACCACCAGGAATATTCTCCTTCAATCCATTTGTTTGAGTAGGGATTATTTTTCCCTTCTGCATGGATTCTTTGGCTAATACGCCGGTAATGATGGCGGTTTTACCCATAGCCTTGTTTATATTACAAAATCCATAGCATGCAGAAAATCGGGCAATATCAATATATTTTTTCTGCGCATCCAGCATAACCATCAGATGAACGTCCCAAATGTTATAATTAATGAATCTATTCCAATCTTTATGGTATAGATCATGGAGTGACATGCTGCCGTAATCCAACTTACCCATCTTGATTTCAGAATAACACACGAAATCAAGGGCATCGCTTTCGCGTTCCCCAGGAGTGAAATACTTGTATAGAAACATATAGTCTAGATGGGATACTCCATCTATAGTATATTCAGTATATACGGTTTTAAACCTTTGGTGCACTACCTCTTTACCATACACATTGTCAACGGGTGATAATTGATTGGCTTTGTCATCACCAAATACAGTGTTGAATCTATTGACAATATATGGTATATCGAAAGTTGAACTGTTCCAGCCTACTATCAAATCAGGAAAATCCGCTCGCCAAAATCGAAGAAATTTCTTCAACAATGCCGTCTCAGATATGCAATATTCGTATACAATATCTTCGGGACCGATGTCTTTCAGATGGTCTGCTGCTGACCAGTGATCATATGGCTTTACACCCCATACGAAATATTTCTTTCGGATGGTATCATATATAGTAACACAGTTAATAGGGTATTTCGCCTGCTTGGCATCAGGAAATTCATCTGCAATTACTTCGATGTCGAAGTAATATATACGTAGAGGATGTCTGGTCAATTCCTGAATATCCCAGGAATAATAATTCTCTAGAAGATATTGCTGGGTAGCGGGTAAATCAAAGTATATCTTCCCTTTATAATCTTTTACATATTTTTGTCGTTCCCATTCATTTTTGAATGACTTTTTGATCAATGGCATTCCATCGATTCCAGTTGCATGAAATTTTGTTTTATCCGCAGAAGGCAGGTATATATATGGCTCAAAATATACCTGCTTCTCCGTGGGGTTCCCTTGGTCATCCCAAAGGTAGTGGTGTATTACAGATTTCTTGCGGTCATATACAACATTTCGATAACTCATATCATATATGATACACGCTATCCTTCAATTGTCAAGAACTGTTCAGGATTATTTGCTACCAGAAATTCATTATCTTGACGTTCCTTTGATCCGTATGGTGTCGTGTATATTTTAACCCATTCGTCTAAGTGTTCATCTAGCCAATATTGATCTGTATACTCCTTAGCATATCTCACAGCTTTAGTATATTGAACTTCACTACTTAAGGTATCAGCAATGATTTGCATCATCTGTGCACCCGTATTAAACGAGTACTTCCACCCCTTATAGCAATCTAGATTTTGTGCTATCACGGGTATACCCATTGCTCCGCCTTCTGTTAGTTTTATATTGGCTTTTGCTCTAGAAAACACATTATCAGCTAAAGGCGCAATCATTAATTGAGCCCCTGCATCTTTCAAGGTTCGCGGATACTCTGACAAATTAGACCATGGATAATATTCAATAGTCTTGTCAAGTATGAATTTGTGAAGTCTTAGAGGAACGCCCCCTATGAATACCCACTGATATTTCTTCTTATTCATGATATCATCAATAATGTAATCTACCACATGCCCGAAATCGTCTTTCTGGTTTGTCTTATTCAATAAATCGAAATGTGTTGAGCTACCAGCATATAATATACGGGGTTTCTTTTTATTCAATCGATATTGTTTAATCTTTTCATATTCCGTTACACCCTTATCCAACCATGATCTAGGGACATAATTAGGTATCATAGTAATACGGTCATAATCAAGATACTTTCTATAGTGCTGCTTCATCACTTCACTCGGAACTGTGAATTCATCACAATAACTGACTATTTCCTTAACAGTGTTTATGAGATTAGGGTCAGCAAATGCCTCTCTACACGCATTATACTCTGGTAGACATTCTAGCGGACCAACTAAGTCATCCGCTTCATATATAATTCTAAATCCTTTCTTACCCTGTTTTTTATATTGTTCTGATACATCGCGTAGGAACTTTATAAATTGTAGTTGTTGAGGGGTGCATTGCCGTTGAATCCGAATAGCATCAATATGCTCATAGAATTGCGCATCCAGTATCATTTGATGCATAGACATGACTACACCTTTATCATGCATAAGCAGTTCATCTCCTGGCCATATAAGTCTCCAGAATGCACAACCACCTTGATCTGCTAGATAATGTAGAATTCTAGGTTGCCCTTCCCCTGGAATAGGTAACTTGATTTGAGGTTGAACCGGTCGCATTTCCCCATGATAATTATTTCTAAAAGGTTTACCAAATCGAAAAATCAAAGGATTATGTATATACATGTCCTTATGAGGTTGAAGGGGCTGAACTGTAGGTATTGGAGTACTACTGGTATTATCTACAAAAGATGGCATTTGTATTCATATTTACAAATGCCATCTTCTACATGAAACTACTATTATCTACAATAGTGGTTGATCCATTCAGTTTTTGTAATCTAATAACATTACATGCTTGTTGATCAATGGCATCTTGCCGGTGGCTTATGACATAATATGCGTCTCCAGTCGATTCTGATGCATTTTTCAGAATCTCTACGATTTTCTGAATTCCTATAGCATCCAGACTACCATCAAATATTTCATCCATCACAGACACGTTTACAGATATATTAGATTGTAACCGTCTAATATCTCTAAAAGTAAACAGTAATGCGAAATCTATACGTTTTGCTTCTCCCCCACTATAATTACCATATACGCGATGCTGTCCATTATTGTGAATGAATGTTTCCTGGAACATATCATCTAGGACTATTCTACAGGGTGCATCTAGAAGCTGTAGATAATAGTTCAATCTATCATTGAAAAGATCGATAATCTTATTAGTTACCAATGTTTTAACCCCTGTTGGGGATGCCACGTGTTTAGCTGCTTCTAATATCTTTATATAATTATAAGATATTAATATATCTTGCTCTAATTTGGTTATTTTACTAGCAGTATCGATTATTTTTTCCGCAAAAGGACATGTATAATTAGCTCCATCTAATATAGATTGTTCCAGGTGTGCGATATGTGCCTGTTGTTGTAGGTATTGCTCCCTATATTGACCGTATCCGCGATTAGCTTGTTCTAATTTATCTTTAGCAGTTTGCCAGATATCCATTCTATCGGATATTTGCTTTATGACACTTCTAATACTCTTGATATCCTGTGATACCTTATCTACCTCGACCGTCAAGACCTTCAATCTATCTTCACTGGCAGATCGATCATCACAGGATGCATATGCACGCTTACATGTAGGACATTCTCCTGTGTTGGTCTTCAATTTATGAATCTCCGCATTCATTTGTTGCAAAGACGCATTTAAAGTCGTCAATTTAGCTTTTGCTTTCTGTTCCTGAGTATATGCACGTTCTATCTTACCCTGTAACTCTTGAATTTGTGAATTATTGCTATCTATCTCTGCTTTTTTATCAGGATAAGCGATATTTTTATATTCTTCTAATTTGGTCCGCAATTTGGATAAATTGTCATCATGTTTCGCCCTATGCGTCTCTGCATATTTTCTATCTGCATCAATATTTCGACGCATTTCTTGTAGCTTTGTCTCTAGTCTAGCATGTTCCTTATTTTTCTCATTTAGTATACTTTTAATATCCTCGAACATTCGGGAAAAAACATCCAGGGATAATATCCCCTCGATAAATTTGCTGCGACTAGTAGTATTCTGTTTAAAAAACGGAATATTGTCATTATTAGTCATGACTATAGTATTCCGTAATATATCCTTCGATATACCCAATATTTGAACGATATCTTTATTGGTTTCTGGTATAGTGCGCGTAATATCTATTCCATTCTTTTTAAGAAATAATTTAGATGGATTCAATGTACGAGTTATCTCATATTCATCATCATTAACCTTGAACCATCCTT